TTTATCAATAGAGTTAAATAACACTGCTCACTTTCATAAAATTTCATATTGTTGCAACCTTTTTTCAGATCTATAATTAAGGTAAAAGAAGTTTGTTAAAATTGGTTTTAAATTTAGGTATTTATTTTGGGGGAGAATTATGAATACAAAAAGAAATTTAACACTAGCTAGAGATATTTTGCTATATATATCCAATAATACAAATAATAAAAAATTCAAATATATTGGGAAGTCCGATTACTACAGAGCAAAAAGATTCAAAAAAGAAAACTCCGAAGAACAACCTCTTTTTAAGAAATATAAAAGAGGAACTATATTATTCGTAGATTTTGGTACTGGTGTTGGAAATGAATTTTCATTACCACATTTTGCTATTGTTTTGGATAAAAAAGATCATCCTAAAAAAGGGTTACTTACTGTAATACCGTTAAGTTCGAAAAATAAAAAACAATATATCAGTTTAGGAGATAATTTAATCGTCAATTTAGTAAATGAGGCAAATAAATATAGTGAAAAAGTCGTTTCAGTAGTTCAAAGAATTGCTGAAGTAGATATAATTCATCGACTTTCAGGGAAGAAAAAAGAAAGATATTTTCCTAATGACGATGAAACAAGACAAATATTGCAGGAATTCGTGAATAGACATAATCCAAAAATTCATAATTTAAATGGCTATATAGCTAAGAAATGGATTTCTGTGGAAAAACAATGGATAGATGAAATATCCGAATACTATAAAAAATTTAACAAAAATACTTATGCTGCAATAGATAATATTCAAACCATCAGTAAATTAAGAGTTATACTCCCAAAAAATCCTGCTGATCCAATTGGAAAAGCAACATTATCAGAAGATAGTATGGACTTAATTGATATAGCTGTCTTAAAAAAACTATCCAATTCAAAAATTGACATTCATTCATAGTTTTATTATAATGAACATACATTAGAGGTGCGATTTATCGTAGGCTCTACAGATGATATTTTTCAGAGAGGTTTTACCGGCTCTGCATAGGACACCTAATTAGGTGTCCTTTTTTATTTTAAAACATCGCACTACTAACTCGATTGATACTATCCATTATTAAGGTATGAATAGAAGGTCAAAAGGATAGTCAATTTATATCTAAACAAAACAAAAAAACCACCGACACGTGGCCGGGGGAAAAAAGGATTAGAAATATTTATTTGGGAGGATAAAAAAACTACCTGGTTATATTGCAAATGAAAATTACAGAAAACGTTGATATAACAACAATTTCATTTTTGCAAAATTAGAAAACTATGTATTATTTTAGACGGTTAGAAGGTCAAAAGGATAGTCAAAAAGAAAAAGCCTACTCCAACGAGTAGGCTTATTGCTATTTAGATTCTTCTTTTGTTGTTTCTTTTTCTTTTTTAACTGTGATTAATCCGTCTGGTTCAACTGTGAAGTCTGGCTTATCAGCCATGGTTCCATCGTCACTGATGTAATACCATCCGTCGTTTCCTTTAACAAACGCGTTAGATTCCATGAATCCATTATTTGTGTTTAAATAGTACCATTTATCGTAATATTTCACCCATCCAGTAGCCATGCTTCCATCTGATTTGAAATAGTACCATGAGCCTGAAATTTTCTTCCATCCGGTAGCCATTACACCATCACTGTCTAACCAATACCATTTATCTTTATCTTTTAGCCAACGATTGATATAACAATAACCATTGCCATCAAACCAGTACCATTTTCCAGCTATATTCTGCCATTTATTTTCAGGATAACTGCCATCTACGTTTCTGAACCACCATCCAGTAGAATTCTTTTGCCATCCAGCTTTTAATTCAGACAATCCGTTTTCAATGTCATGTTTGAATTGCTCACGGCTAATCCCCCATTTTGCAAGATAAGGGTATGGATCTACATGATCACTATAATTTGCAGGCTGATTATACGTACAGTATTCATGACTCTTAATTCCTTCTATACTGTCAGAATCTAGTGTTTTTGGGATATCTCCTTCATCAGCAAGCGCTCGAAGTAATTCAATGTATAATCTGTAATCTTTTAAAAATTCCTCTTTAGTTTGGTGGCTCTCGATTAATTCAACGGCTGCGTAGGTTTCAAAATTCCAACCTCCACCGACATCATAAGCTCCATTGTTTACAGGACCAACTTGCATTACTCTGCCGTTTCCTACAACGTGTGTAAAAAATCCAGAGTCTACAGGTCTGCGCATGTGATAGTCTGCTTCATTTTGAGCAGTTGAGTTTGGGTTCCCTGTTGAGTGTGCATGTACTTGATGGAATTTAGGCCATCCAATCTGTGGCAATCCTTCTCTATATCTACTTGTATCAATTTCCATTTATATATTCCTCCTTATGTTGTTGGCCAAGGGTCATCTGTAATGTATGAAATATTAGATACCCGAATATCGCCGATGTCTCTGTCGGTTGGTACTGGGTCGTTGAATTGGAAACGCATGTGATTTGCATCACCATAACCGCCTACATACCACGTCCCGTATGGAACGCCGTCATCGTTGAAAATCTGACCGATTAGCGAACCAGACGTTCTATACCCTAAAGGTATACCGCCGTTTGCTATAAGGAAACATTTCTTTTCACGGTTTCCTGGGTGTGCAATAAACGCCGGATTACCACGTCTAACAATACCGAACCAGCCCCATTGTAGTCCGCCGAATTGATAAGATACGGTATCATTAACTCTTCGGACTTGCATATAAGAATTACCTAATTTAGACAGCACATTTAGTTTCTTCCAACCTGTATCGCCGTCTAACACAAACCAACCTTGATTACCTGACGCTGTACGTTTAATCCATTTCAATGCTCCGTTAGTTTTCTTGGTGTCAACGTATGTCTGTCCGATAGTACCATCGACTTTACCGTTTGGCATACCTTCGCCAATTAACTCGCTAGAGGAAGTTGTTGGAGTAGGTGCATTTTGACTGGAAGCTGGTAAATTAACACTTCCGCCCCCGTCAGAAAGAATGAGCGTGTTTCCTGATAAAGTCAACTTTTGAGGAATACCAACGCCATCACGACCATTTTCACCTTTTGGACCAGTTAAACCGATAGGTCCTTGAGGTCCAGTAGGGCCAGTTTGTCCGATTGGTCCTTGTTCCCCACGTTCACCTTTTTGTCCGTCTTGTCCACGTTCACCTTGTAACCCTTGAGGTCCGATTGGTCCTTGAAGTCCGTCCGCTCCTCTTGGTCCAGTATCTCCTTGTGGTCCTATTGGTCCGCGTTCACCAGTTTCACCCTTGTCCCCTTTTGGCCCAGGAGTTAATGAGATATTTCTCAACTCATCCTTTGTTGCAAAGTTACTTGTGTCAATATTTGGCTTTGATTCTAGCGCTGATATACGTTGTTTTAAGGCGCTGTCATCATAGACAGTATCTTTATCCGTCTTTGTCTTTAAAGCTTCAATATCGGCTGAAATATGGCTTATTTCAGCACGCTCAACTTTGTTTTCTAGTTCTTGTTTCGTAGCAAAAGCGCTTGTATCAATTTCTGGTTTCGTTTCAAGCACTTGTAAACGTCGCAAAATTTCTGAATCGTCGTAACTAGCACCTTCAACATGAATATTATTTAACGCTTCTTGTAATTCTGCTTTAGTGACAATCTCAGTGATTGCTACAATTCGTTTACTATCTTTCTCAATTACTGGTAATTCTTTATGTTTATCTATTTCAGATACACGAACACCAAATGAGAATTTGCAAACATCAGCAGATTGTACTACTTTTTCGATGTAAACATATCCAGTTACTGTTTCATCAACAGTAATTAAGCTAGTATCAAACGGCACTTCCACTACATTTCCTGTGACGTTTCCAATTACTTCTAAGAATCTGTTTGAACGTTGGAAATGAAATAACACAATTACTTTCTTTAAGTCAGTTCTGTCCATTGTTAATTCAATTACTGCACTATTAGTATCGTGAGAATAGAATTCGTCCTGGATGCGATTCATATTATTTCGAACCTTAGTAGTAAGACTGACATCCCTTTTGATTTTTTTCATATTTCCTCCAATGAAAAAGGCAGCCACGATGTAGCTGCCTAATAATTTTATTGATTATTTGGACGTTCGTAAGTCATTGCACGAGTGCTATCACTTACTCCGGCAGTTGTTGGATCATTAACGACACCCACAATTACAAATACTGCAAACAGAGCATTGATAAATACTAATAATTTATCGATTGTTTCTCCTAACTCCAATTTAATATTGAATACAGCTAAGAATGTTTGTAGCAATAGAGCTAAGGCTGGTACTAATGTAATCCAAAATGTTTTGTTTAAAATTCGTACTTTCCAGTTAATCATCATATTTCTCTACCTCTTTCTCAATTAATTTTTTAATTTTGTTTTCTTGATTCTTCCTCATTTGATTAATGTATGGCCTCATGGCTTCTGGGAACGGCAATCCAAGTGCTTCCCAATTCTCCATAAGTGATCCAATATAGCTAATAATAAAGAATAAACAGGCTGTGATTCCTATTTCACGATGACCAAGAGCGCGTGCGTACAGCGCTATAACCATCACCACAGCAACTACTAAGAAATGTCGCAGCAAGCCATTAGTACTTGTCTTACTATCAAATTTCTTTAGTTTCAAGGCTTTGATATATCCTGATACGACATCAAAGAATACTAACCAAAGCAAAATCTGAATATAAGGACTTTTAAACAATGATTGAAGATGCTCGTTTAAAAATCCTAGTTCGATATCGTGAGGCATTACAACTCCATGGCCTAAACGTTATCGCTTGACTTTGGCTCTTTAGGTGCTTCCCATTTCCAGATGCCTAGCTTACCATTTTGCTCAAGACTTGCTAGTTCTTCAAGCGTTTGTCCTTGATAAGTGAAGGCTTCATTAACTTGAACCATAACACGTTTACCTTCTTGATATTTTTCAACGTGGTTAGGATTTTCAAGCGTGAAAATTTCTTGCGATTGGTAAGTTTTGCCAGTTTTAGCAGGGTCTACCAATTCAAGACCACGTTTGAACACTGTAGGGTCTAGTGGATTGTCTACATCCGTTACTCGAGCCAATACTGCCCAATCTGCCACGGCTTTTACTTCCGCAATTTTTGCATCTTTTTCAGCAAGTTTTTCTTCATAACTTTCAGCTTGCGTACGTAAGTCTTCTTGAAGTTTCTTCACTCCATCAGCTGGGTTGAATTCAGTAGTCACTTGTCCGATGACTGCCTTAATTAGTTCCTCGTCTGATTCGTTCACACGGTCGCCAATTAAAACACGGTCAAAAGCCGTATAAGGTGCATCTTGACGAATTGCGACAAACGTGCGGTTATTTTCTTGTAAATATTTGTTGATAACTTTAAATGTCATATATTATTGTCCCTCTTCTTTCTCTGTTTGTAGTTGTTTGATTTTTTCTAGCGCTTCTTCATATAAAGCTTTGTAATTTGCACATTCAATCGTTTTGTTTGCTAGTTGAATTGCTAAATCGTTAATAACTTTGTCTTGTGTGTTCATTTTGCTCTCCTTATTTCCATTTCGAATAATAACCACGACTGTAATTGCCTTGTACTGCTCCGAGGTTTCTGAAATTGTCGTAAATATCGTTCAAAATATACGATAAGCGGACGCCTTGGATTAGAATTTCATCAACGCCTGAAATAGTGTGTGTAGTCGTATCGACAGTTATTTCTTTCAAGCCTGGTTGCGCGCTCTGGTTAAATGTTATCACCCGACCGTACATATTTATAGCACTTTGAATATTGCTCCCAGTTCGTCCATTCCAGATTTGAAGGCCTGCTGATGTGTGGTCAAACTGTTGTAATCTATTTCGGTTACTTAGCAAGGCTGTGTATGAACCTTCGACGCCGTTGATGTTACCAGCTCCGAATACAAGATACTGTAAGGGGCGGTCAGGGAATTGGTTTCTTATCCCAACACCGTGGCCGTTCATATCAATCCAGCCTGTTTGTAAATCAAACGTAGTATCTCCGTTTAGTGAGGTAATGCGACCGCCTTTAATGTGATTCCCTGTGAAATCCACATTCTGTATCTTGGTAATCGTTGCTTGTTTCGCAAACAACTCATCGACAAACGCTTGTTGCGAAACTAGTCTTTGAATAAACGCAGTGTCGAATTTGACTTTATCTGCCGTAACCGAACCAGCGTCTAATGCGTTAGCGGTAACAGACCCTGCAGCTATCTTACTAGCGGTTATTGCACCGTCCACGAGCATGTCGGACTTAACTTTAATTTTTGGAGCGATAAAGTCAATCCCTCTAGGGCTTGTTGAAATGGTAGCGACTAGTTGCTCTCCTGTCAGAGTAGTTGAGCCAATAACCACGCCCTCTGGAGTAACCTGTACTCTCGCACTGTTAGAAGCGTCTCGAACTTCCTGCCTTATTTCTTTAGCAGTTTGAGCAATAGCACTCTTAACATTCGTATCGAAGAACTGAGTCAACGCCCCTTGATTGCTTTTCTGGATTTTACTCCAAAGAGTGCTGTTTTGGTCTCTCATTTCCAATTCGATAGAACGTAAGTCTTTGAAGAGTCCAGACAAAGCACGCTGCGTAACTGTAGGTTCAACAAAGCTAGTAGGGAAATCTCCTTGCTCTAACTGAATATCAGTTAACACGGTATCTCCAGTACAACCCATGTGATGTAGTTTTAGCAATTCATCGCGTGTTTTTGGTTGAAATACCTTATAATACCGCCCGTTATGCTCAAGAGCAGGCGCACGGACGTTTTGAATAGTGATGTCCATTTTTAACCTCCATAAACTTTAATAGGGATTGAACCATAGAAACTTCTATATCGATTAAATCCAGTTTTTCGTTCAAATTCTTCTAGGGACTCGGTGAAAGTTACATAAGTTTTCCCTTGCTTATTTTCAATGAGAGAAAACGAAATTTCTTTCCCGTTTATCTCGACTGTTTTTATCTTATTTTGCGAAAAATCCTTATTCAGTGTTATTTGTTTGCTGCGACTATCGTAATTTATTGATACGTCACCGCTAAATAACAATCTTATTTTCATCCAAACAAGCCTTGGACCGATGTAACGCTGAGTAACTTCCTTGTTACCTACATAAATTCCTTCTCTAGCCATACTACCACCTACTCATAGACGTCATAGATAGTAGTGCTATCTTTAGTAGAAAGTGCATCATACTGAGATTTGGAACCGAACCAATACTTCAATGGTTGCCCACCATTTTGATTGATAATATTTTGACCAGGCGCACCGTCTGCTCCTCTAGGTCCTGTTGGTCCTGCTGGTCCTTGAGCACCTCTTGCACCATCTGCACCTCTAGGTCCCGCGGGTCCTGGGGGTCCTTGTTCTCCACGAGGACCAGTGTCACCTTTTTGTCCGGGCGCGCCGTCTGCTCCTCTAGGTCCTGTTGGTCCTGCTGGTCCTTGAGCGCCTTTTAATGTTTCTCTTTGTTCACTTGTAAGTTCCTCAAATCGCATAACACCGTCCGCACCTTTTGGTCCCGTTTCGCCACGCTCTCCCTTGTCGCCTTTTGGTCCTGTCAGGTATTGTAATGCTGAAAATCTGTCACGACCGTTTCCGACCTTTACCTTGCCTGTGTCGCTCTCAACACCTAACTCACCATCAAGCAGAACAAGTGGACTGTTTGCCCAATCGCTCGCTGTCATTCGTTTGTGCTGCACTCTAATTGGAATTGTTTCCGTCATGTTCTACCTCCATCAAATATTAATGTTGGATTTTCGTTCCAACTTCCGTCATATATTGAATTTTGCCCGTCCGCAATCGTCTTATAGACTGGTTCAAACTCAATTCGATTTGTCCGATTATCAACCGTCGCAAACTGAACTGCGTTCTGATACCAGTCGCCCGAGAAAGTCAGTTGATAAGTTCCGTTGTAAACCGATAAGACTTGTTCCACTTTTTGAGTTAAGTCTTTGTCAATCACTGGCAAGTATGGATTATCAGGAACAAAATGAACGTGTCCACCATAAAACGGTGTTTTGTTTATGATTACAGTTACGTCTGTCTTTCCGTAAACCGTACATGTTGCCGACCAGCTTATCACGTACTGCTTACCTAGCTCAAAGCCTTCTCCATTGTGTCCGACTTCTACATAATCAGTACCATAGGTAAGTTTTTTAGCCGTACTACCGTTGAGTCGGTTTCTGTTGTAAATAGCTGTCCCGTCGCCACCAATCAGTCCTGCGTTTATTCTTGCGGTCTCGCTGACCTGTTCTAATTTCTTACTTAATTCAGCGATTGAGTCCGCACCGCTCATCAACTCTTCACGGATACGCTTCACGAATTCAGGACGCTCTTTGTCTATTTCCTCATGGATTATAGCGCTAAACTCTTCAGCTTTGGCTTTAATAGCATTCACTTCATCCGTAAATTGATTTCTCAATTCTTCATTTTTTCGGTCAAAAGCAAGGTCAGCATTCTTAATTTCTCTTGCCAACTGTCGTTCAAACTTACTTTGAAATTGCTGAGTTTCACCCTTGACGGCATCACTAACTACACTACCAATCGCATTCGCAAGACCTGACTTAAACTGGCCAAAACCAATTGTCTTCAATTTCTTGCCCATTGGTGAGTAAGTGTACTTAGTAATCTTCTTGCGCACATCAAGATTGTAGACATCGTGAAATAGACTCACAATGTCATATATCTGGACAGGCACGTCACTCTGGCCGACAACTTCAAGCTCAAGGCTATCTTCCATCATGTCACAGAGCGATGTTCGATAATACTGCTCACCATACTTACGAAGGCTTGCTTCATCCTTCACATCCTGATCATTAACCTCAATCACATCTTCGTAGATTTGACTGTACTTGTTAACGAGCGGACTATCCACAACTACAGAAAACTTGCGGTCAGGCGCCTTTTCTCCCTCACCTTTGACTGTCGTGGTGAAAGTAATTCGAGTCTTTAAAGACTTGGTAGAGGTTTTGTGCTGATAGCTAGACAGGTTCTTTTTGTACATAAAAAGCGATTCGTTTTCCGAACCGCCATTTTTCAGTAATCGTACTTGATACCCATGTCTGACTAAATCACCGCCCCATTGACCAATAATAGAATGCTTATCTTTCGCAAATGCCTCCATGGCATTCTTAGATTCAACATTGAAGGTGTGTCTATCTTCAATATCAGAGAAAAATGAGAATGGATTGTCACGAGTAATGCTCCCAGCAAATTGACTTAAAGCAGTCGAACCAGTCACTCTATCCAAAGAGATAGAATTGACCACATAGTTATTCAAGAGAGTGAATACTTGGTTAGCATAGACCTGAATATAGCCATGCTTCTTCTCAACCTCGAAAATGACAAAATCCTGCTCGCCGTGTAGATCATCAGCAGTCAAGAAAGTTTCTTCTCTCAACCGTTGCCATAAAATGTTGTTAGTAGGGAATTTGAATATTAATTGATAGGTGCTATTTGCTTCTTGTGTGATGTTATCATCGTACGCGGCATTAAGAGGAATATTCCCTTCTGTTAAGTAAATCATACTCGATACCTCCAATTAGGACGAATAGTCACCTTGCGTACATTACCAGTAAATGTCACACCATTACTACCAACAGGTATTTCAAAAAATCCTCCACGTTTTCTAAGAGTGTTCTGCACTGTCCCACTGGCATTAAAGATATTTTGTTTTCCTTGCCTGCAATCGATTGTAGTTTTTGTATTTACAGTCAGATACATGGTCTTATTGCCAATTGTAAGTGATACATCCCCATCGCCCTCAATCTCGATGATAGGCTCTGAATAGACCGTACCGATATTATCAATCGTTCCAGCGCTTGTTAATACGACTGGTGCGATATTCTTCGGATATCTGAACGGTTGCATGTCTAACTTGATTTCTAAATTCCAAGCATCATTTCCAAAAGGTTTATAACTAGCATTCACAAAGTTAGCATAAAACAATGAGCCAAGCTGATAGCTAAATTCCAAAACATTATCATTCGATTGAAACTTATCAAGAATACTTTCAATATCAACCATTTTTTTAACGTAGAGAGTGAAGGGCCTTTCGTAACTGTCGAAAGAACCGTCTAACACACGGTAACTACCATTAACTCCATAAAGAGTTGCCTTCTCTCCTTTTGGCGTAGCCGCCTCCACCTTCCCAAAGTCAGTCACAACACAATTAGGAAGGGTTGATGTGTTAAAACCATTGATGATCATATAATCCATTAGATTCCCTCCCTTGCATAAATTGCACCGTGTTGTTCATAGGTTTTTAGCGAGATAATGTCATTGTCCAGATAAACATCTGACGATTTTTCAAGGATAGCAGTAAGGATTCTCTCCATACTTGCTCTCAGATTCGCTATTTCAGAAACGGTTTTACTCTCATGGGCCTCAAATTGGTTTGCCGGCATAGCCAATTGTGTCTCAAGGGTTTTAGTAAGCGATACAGAGGAATTAAAATCCAGGGTATCTTCTGAAAATACATCTGAAATTTCATCAGCCATTCCTCCAACCGTTTGTTTTACATCCTTAAATTGGTCTTGTAATCCTTGGTCTAAACCTTCCATGATAGCGTTACCTGCTGGAATCAAGAGTTTGCGGTCATATTCGATTGGACCTTTATGGTCTCGAATCCAGTTCGCAACTCCTCCAACGAAGTCTGTAACCGCGTTCCAGGCAGCTTTCAAACCTCCAAGGAAACCATCCATAATAGCTCGCCCAGCACCAGCTAAATCAATATTCCACAATCCATCAAATATTCCAGTGATTCCAGAAACTAAACTATCAACGGCATTAGACATTGCATCCCAAGCCGCTTGTGCTCCAGATACTAATCCGTCTATAATTCCTTGCACCCCTGAAACTAATCCGTTCCATCCTGCAATAGCAGCTCCAGAAATTGCATCCCATAGTCCGCTCAAGAATTCGGCCATTCCATTAAATGTGGCTTGGACACCTCCTACAATTGCGTCGACTGCCCCTGAGAACACCGATTTAATACCTTCCCACATCATTGATATTCCATTCGAAATTCCATCCCAAATAGCACCTAAATCCGTTCCTAATTGCCCGAAATTAAGTGTTACTAAATCAATGATAATTAGGATTGCTCCCAGGAATACTGATTTGATAACTTCCCATACTCCAGTTAAGTATGTAACATATCCATCAAATATTTGAGAGATTCCTGAACTCATTCCGTTCCATAGACCCATGAATGCGTCGATAAATGGTTGAACAACCGCCATAATTGCGCCAGTGATAGCACTCCAAATAGCCGTGGCGACACTTACAATACCTTCCCAAATGGCTGTCGCTGTTTGAGCGATATTATTCCAAGTATCAATTAAGAAACTTGAAATAGAAGTCCATGCACTAGATAGGAATTCTGTAAAACCTTGCCAAATAGCTTTACCTGTCTCTGTCTGAGTAAAGAACCATGTTAATGCAGCTACTACAGCAGTAACCCCTACAATTAAGGCTGTAAATGGATTCGCGGAAACAATCGCGTTAAATGCAACCATTCCACCTTTAGCAGCCGTTAATCCAGTCTTGAATCCATCAATTGCACTCTTGACCGTATCTACAACTTTTAAAGCGACAAAGCCTGCTGCTAATCCTGCTAACACTGCTGTTACAGAATCGACTGCGGCTGGTGTTTGGTTAATCCAATCTACAAACTGCTTAATCCAGTCAGTTACTGTGCTAATAGCCCCAGTAATTCCTTCAAATGCTGTTCCTAGTTCTCCTACATCACCACTAATTCCAAGAATTCCTTTTAATTTGTCCACAAAACCACCAAACAAATCACCAATACCGCCTACTGCACTCTTAATGTTTTCGAATGCTGTAGATAGGTTATTGATAATCGTTTGTGTTGTAGATTCACCAAAGATAGCTGTTAACCCTTCTTTGATGGAGAATCCTAGCACTTCTGGAATGGCTTTAACCGCATTTTTAAGCATTGGTATGAAGTTGCCAAACACAAACGTTTTGACCGTCTCTTTTAACGCTTCTAGCGACGGTGTTAAGTCCTCTCCAAGCGCCATATTCCCAAGCACGTTTTGTGCTGCAGCCTTCATGGATGCGAATGAACCGGTGAATGTACTAGATGCTTCTTTTGCGGTTGTTCCGGTAATGTCTAAGTTTTCTTGAATCGCGTGGATTGCTTGATAGACGTCAGATAAGTTATTGATATCGTATTTAACTCCAGTGAGTTTCTGAGCGTCAGTAAGAAGACGTTGCATTTCTTCCTTAGTACCACCGTAACCGAGCTTTAGGTTATCTAACATCGTATAGTTTTGCTTAGCAAATCCTTGATATGCAAATTGGATACTTTCCATCGATGTTCCCATCTTGTTAGCGTTATCTGACATATCAACCATTGCCATATTTGCTATCTCTGCAGCTTTACCAGTATCTCCACCTAATGATTGAAGTAAACTGGCACTAAATCCTGTTACAGATTCCATGTAAGCATTAGCTGATAGTCCAGTTGTCTTATACGCTTCTTTAGCGTATCCTTTAACGATATCGGCACTGCCTTTGAATAGCGTTTCAATACCACCGAGAGATTGCTGAAGTGCTGCACCTTCGTTTAATGAAGAAGATAAGGTATCCTTAATAACTTTACCAATCCCAATTGCAGCAATCATTTTAGTGACTGTACCAGCAAAGCTTTTCATGAAACCTTGTCCAGCTTTATCTCCGGCACCGACTACTTCTGTTCCCATAGCCTTTTCAATCATTCCTTTGATTCCGTCAGCCGATGGGATTATCTGAACATAAGCAGTACCTAATTCTGTTGCCATTAAGTTTCCTCCTTCCCTAATAATCTATTTCTTTCTCTTAAGAACTCCTCGCCAGAACTAAATGTCTGAGTATCTGACTCTGATTTGCGCTCATCTATACCTAGTAATTTTCCTAGAATCGATTGAGGCACATTAGTACCTTTTGAACCGTCTTTCGTCTTCTGCCATGCTAGTATGCTTAATCTATCCACGGCACAAGCTAGTAACGACTCTTCTAACGTGATTCTATTTCCAGACATGATCATCTTAATTCTTGAGTTTTGTCTCAAACCTAAAGAAAACACGGCCACCGTTAAAACCGGGAGGCGTCGATAGCCATAGGTAGTATATTTTTCTTTTAAATCGCACACTAA